GTAAGTGATGATGGTTCTATTATCTATGGACCTTTAATGGTTGAGACTAGCCAACCTGTATATGATTTTGCATTTAGAGATAGATTTGTTTGGGCTACTACAGGTGTTGCAGGCGAAGGCGGAGTTGTCCGTATTGATTTAGGAAATGATTTAGGTGGCTTACGTTTTGCTTATGCTAATGATTTATGGCTAGACAATGGAGTCACTGGTTATGTTACAACTTCCTGCGCTTTTGCTGGAGAAACAGACAGACTTGTATTTGTTACTACTGCACTTAATCGTGGCACAATTACTAATAAAGAACTTACTTCTAACGTAGCCACACTTACTACAGCCTCAGCACACGGACTAACAGTTAGTGATAGTATCTGGGTAGAAGGTGTAGATAATACATTTAATGGTCAATACACAGTTACCGCAGCCACAACTACAACATTTAGTTACACAAAGGCAGCAACTAACGTAGCCTCAACAGCAGTTACAGCAGCCACAGCCTTAGTTAATGAAACAGGTTCTATTAACATAGAATCATCTGGCACTAAAATAACTGATGGTTATATACAAACAGGTTTTATTAGATATAACACATTAGAACCTAAAAATTTTAAACGACTTATTGGTAGAGGTGACTTTACTTATGGGTCTATGACTTTAGAAACTGTAGATGCAAACAATACTGAATATGATGTAGTTACTTATGATGCTACTGTTGGACCTGTTGAGGTAACAACTACTCAACCAGCAGGTGCACAAGAGTATCTTGCATATAAATTTATTCTTTACAGAGATGCTACAACTAATAGCCTTGGTCCTGTATTTAAAGGTTATCAAGTAAAGGCTACTATTGCTACACCGCGTCAGCGAGTAATTAAGTTTCCTGTCTTTTGTTATGATGTTGAGACAGATAAGTACAATGTAATGGTTGGTTATGATGGTCGTGCTAAAGACCGTATTGCTGAACTAGAAACCATTGAACAAAATGGTGACATTGTAACTTGGCAGGATTTACAAACTGGCGAATCACGTCAGGTTGTAATTGAACAAGTAACATTTAGCCGACTTACTCCACCAGACAGAGGATTCTCTGGCTATGGTGGAATACTAGATATAATTATAAGGACTGTATAAAATGACACCTGCTGACTGGGCTGCTTTAGCCGTATCAATAACAACACTACTAGGCGCAATTGCTATGGTAGTAAGACATTTAGTTAAACATTATTTGTCTGAACTCCGTCCCAATGGTGGCTCAAGTGTTAAGGACCAAGTCAACAGGCTGGAAGAAAAAGTAGAATTTTTAACAGAGTTTGTGATAGAAGCATTCAAGAAATGAGGGACAATGACTGTTGCCAAGAAAGCCACACCTGCTGCAATTGCTGTGCTCCGTCAAGCGACGGCATTAAGACCGAAGCGGAAGAAAGCAAGCGATGGTCTACTACCATCTGCTGCCCACCTAAAGAGTAGTCCTACTTCTGACCATAACACTGGGTATGCAGTTGATTTAACTCACGACCCAAAGAATGATATTGATTGTTTTGATATATATGAAAGATTAAAGTCGGACTCACGGGTTAAGTATTTAATATTTACTGGTAAGATTTGGTCAGCCAAGAATGGCGAATCTAAATATACTGGAATCAATCAACATAATAAACATTTGCATATTTCTATCAAAGATAACTGTGGTAATGATACATCACCTTGGTTTCCTTGGATGGGAAAAGCAAAGACACTCAAGAAAATGGTAGCGTCAATCAAGCCTCTACCAAAGAAGGAGAAATAATGAAAGACCTAATCGCTAAACTAAAAAGCAAAAAGACTAAGGCAGCATTTAAGTCTTATCTTCGTGCAGTTCTAGCATCAGCAATCACTATGGGATTGGCATTGGCTGCAGACCTTGCACCTGAATATGCGATTCTCATTGGCTCTATAGCAGGACCTCTGGCTAAATGGGCTGATAAGACCGAAAGAGAGTATGGTCTAGGCGCTAAATAGATGCCCTTAATTAGCCTTTAAATGCCCTTTATAGGCACAAATACCCCCAACCCTAGTAGAGATACTGGCGAGGGGGGTCTTTTTTGTTGCCTTGTTTCTTACTTAATACTTACTTTCAAGTAAATAAAAAAGGATAGACAGTAATTGCCTATCCCTTTTTATTATCTATTAGTTTCCTTGCCTAATAGATATCTGTTAGTTTTCCCCTTACTAACAGACTACTCATTAATTGCAAGATTATGCCAGTACTCTGGATAATCGTGTGCATTATAGAATACCACTAAATCTCTTTCCTTGGTATCCCATCTGGTATGAAAGACTGGTTCCATTCCTGCTAGTAATCTGGCTGGTATAACACTGATGCCATCTGTATATCTGAATACTATTCTATGATATGAGTGTTCATTATCTGTATATGGTGGGGCTATCATCATCTGTTGTAATTTATTAAATGGAAATATTGCTGGCTTACTACTATCTATCTTGAGCCATTTAACTTCTAGGTCGCCTATGTAATTCTCTCTACCGTTGCCCCATTGTAAACATATATGAAAGTCTGAGAAATAAAATCTAGGTGTTGGATATAATTTCCAACCTTTAAAATAATCCTCAAGCGCAAGTGCTGCAATCTTCTCACGTTTACCGTCAGCATTTACCTGACGTATTGGTTCTAGTGTCATTATCCGCCCGTCTTGTAGAAGCCTGTGCCTTTAAAGATTACTGCTGGTGGTGCAAATCTTTTATTCATTTCAACCTTGCAGGTTTCACAAGATATTATGTGGTCAGTATACACTGAAAAAGTTTGTTCTATTACTACATTACAAATAGGACAAGAAAATTCATAGGTCGGCATCAAAATCCTTTGGGGTAGGTAGTGTAACCATACTGCCACAACTAGCACACTCAGCATCCAGAAAATAGAAAGCAACTTCTCCATCTACAAATCCACCCAGCATTACAAATACCTCACAGCCACATACACAGATATCACCAATAGGTGTATCTCTTAAATCCATTGCATTGCTATAGTCAATACGACTAAACAACTCTCGTATATCTTTACTCTCACTCATTGTTTTCATCTGCCTGTTGTACATCTTCATCAGAGTATGCTCTCCATCCACCTAGGTTTCTTATCAAAGAGTTGATAGCCCGTTGGACTTTCATTCTTGCACCATCAACTGATGTACTTAAATCCTTTGCTACGTTACTCCATTCGTTAGAGTCTGTGCTGAATTTAATTCTAAGTACATTCTGTTTAGCCTCTGTTAGTTTGTAAAAAGCATTGGCTATATCTGACCTTAAAACTAACCAGTTGTTACCATCTGTAACTGATTCTGATTTACTTACTTTAAAGTTTAAGTCTTTAATTTTTGTAGGTATCTCGTAGGATTCTGAAATAATACTAGGTAGAAATACCTCAATCACAGAGGCATCATAGTAATAAAGGTCTATTAATTCATAGCCAACTGTCTTGGCTTTTTCTTTTTCGCAATATTTTATTGCTGCATTTCTAAGAGATTTTGCTATTAACTTGTCTCTATCTTTCTGTTCTAATGCTGACCACTCTTTATATTTTGCAGGGTGAGTAACAAACCATAGCCATAACATTTGTTGAATATCTAGTGCTTCAACCATAGGATATTTTCTATGGTATTCATTAGATAAAGATGCTACTAAAGCATCGTACTCGGCTATGTAATCGCTCATCAAGTTGTTTCTTTAATCTCCGATACTGGTACACGCCAGCCATCTATCTGAGCATCAACATACTCAGGCTTCATATAATCATTAGCATTAAAACTTCCGTATATGTGTACAGATGAATAGTATTCTTCATCTAATACCTTTACACCTACAATTTTTTTATTAATATCTTTGCGCCAAAATGGTATAGAGTCACGGGTTCTTACAGTTCTAATCTCAACATTTCCAACATCAGGTATATTTTTTCTATCCTTGTGCAATTCATTAGGATACCAAGGCACAGACCATTGAAGATTATATTTTTTTGCTACTGCCCATTCGGCTATATTGGCTCTGATGTTTGCATTTATTTCTGGCTCTAGTCTGCCAGTCTGTTTGCCGTATGCGTAGTTAGGTCTATCTATTGAGCCGAACTTAGTTAGCCATCTTTCAACGGCTAATAAAGTGCAGACTCTAACTTCATCCTTTGTTAGGTGAACTATCACGATTCTCGCCGACACCTTCCCATTGACCTCTTTGTACCATAAGTCCTATTATGGCATAGTTTGCTAGGTCTTTCAGCGTATCCTCTATAGATTCGTAGTTCGGCGTGTTGTTTCTTTTGTAAAACAAATTCTGTAGTCGTTCCATCTTGTCGTGCATACGAACCAATAGCCCATTCATAGGACCGCCAGGTGCGTGGGCTATGTTGTATGGTCCGTAGTCTTGATGTTTTTGAACCATTGTAATTTTAAGTTCTGTAATTATTTCATCTAAATGACTAATGTCCTTCATTTAATATATCCTTCATCTTCTGCTCAAATTGAAGCATTGCATCTTGTACTAGGACTTCTTCTACTATTTCTTCACCATCGCCTTGAGATGCTGCTACTAGCACGTTGGCTAGCATAGTTAATAATACCTGAGCACCATCTGTATTTGTCTTATTGGTTTCGTATATGTCTCTTAATGCTGAGAGTAAATCTATGCCTCTGCGTTCTGATACTGGCAGGCCAATTATTAATGGGTTTTCTTTTATATAACCCCAGACTCGCTCCATTTCTTCTCTATCCTCCCAAGCATTTTCTGATTTTGTCATCTAAAAATTGTACTCCTTCCTGTATCACAATGCTATTTACATCGTGTCCTTCTGGCATTTGAACTATGTTTACGTTGCCTAACTCACGGCTAATCTTTTTACCAAACTCTAGTCCTGGGGCATCACCATCTGCTAGAACTATGACTACTTCAAAGTCATCTAGTATCTTGGTGTAATACGGCTTCCAATTGTTAGCCCCTGGTATGCCTACTGCTGGGTGATTTGTTTTGACTGCAACTGTTACGCAATCTATTTCACCTTCGGTTACACATATGTATTGGTTTGCTGTTAATACTGCTTGTGCATTAAACATTGTAGTTTTAGCACCAGGTAATCCTATATATTTAGGGTCCTCACCGTGGATGCTGCGAAAGCGTAAGTCAACTACACCTGATGGTGTTGTGTAAGGTATTACTAACTTACCCTTGTAGCCTTCGTGACCTGGTAATGGATTGTCCACTACTCCTAAATGAAACTTCTTTGCTTCTTCTACCGACAGACTCCGTGTTGCCAGATAATCTGTGGCTTGATGTATGTGCTGGGCGTATTCTTGTGTTGCCTGTAGGAGAAATTGCCTCTGCGAATTTGACAGCCTCACGATAGTTACCTCCTTCTCTTTGCATAATTAAATCATAGACATCGCCACCGACTCCACAACCGTGGCACTTGAATCTTTCCTCTGTAAAATTAACACCTGCTGATGCGTGTTTATCTGGATGAAATGGACAGCGCATCTTTCGCCAGCCACTGCCCACAGCAGGCAGGCTGGCGCCTATATGTTCTAAGTAAGCAGCAATGCTGTGCTTATCCATAGTAACAATCCTAACAATTCTTGTTGTAAATACATAAACAAAATAGTAAATTCATTTAACAAGTTTCAATGCCCTTTCTTTATTGTAATGTTTTTTTACAATTATTAAAGCCATTTCGTATGCAAATGCTGCTGTATAATGTTTATCTTCTGTAGCATAATCTTCTTGTCCTTCATACATTATTCCTAATCTACGATGTGTAAGAATTTTATTTTCTAATTCTTCTATAACTTCATCAATTACTTCTACCATTTATAATCTCCTTTATAAGTTCTAACCAAATTTTGGCTGGCATAGTTGCATACCATTCACCTACATTACCTTTGTTCCTCCGTTTATGTAGGACTGTACCTGTCCAAGCACCATCGTTTTTCATTTCTATTTCTAATTCTGCTAGCCAACCAGATAAATCCATCTTAGCGTGGTTCTTTATTTCAATAGTGACTCCTGGAACTCCACTAATATCGCCTTTATCTAGGGTTGCTCCTGCTAGTCTGCGGTCCGCATACTTAAAGCCATTAGCCTTAAGCCAAGCAACAACATCTCGTTCTGCTTGACTACCTTTGCGTTTGGCTGCACTACTCAAATTTTAATTTCCGTATACTGTCTCTTGCATATATTTAACTTGAACATCATCTAAGTACATATTGTCTGGGTTAAAGGCAAGGCTGACATAATTGTTACCTGTCTGGTCTGCTCGTCCATATCTGTTCTTGACTGGGGCTACACAGAGATAGGTCTCGTCTCCTTGTTTCATTTGTCCTATAGTCAAAACCATTGCTGGTATCTGATTTACTAAACCTTGAATAGCATTACGTGGCTGGCAAGGATAGCCATCAAATCCTTCTTTAGTATGGTGCAGAACTAATACTGCTGAGTTGGTATCTCTTGCAAGATACTTTAACTCTTTCATAGCAGCACGCATACCTTGGAATTCTTCGTGTCCATCCATTGCTATATCCATCAAGTTATCTACAACAATAAGCGTAGGACTTCTACCCCATACAGTTTCAAATGCAGATACTTCTTCATCTAAATCTTTTAGTGTTGGTGTAGATTCAAATGACCAGAACAAATGATTGTTCATAACCAATACTTCTTCTGCTTGTTTTGGGTCACGCTTTAGTAATTGTTCTGCTGCTTGTTGAGATATATGACTAGACATTGCTACTAATCGCATAGCCATAGTGTGAGCGTTGGTATCTGCACTGAAATAAAGTGTAGGTACTTTTGCTCTGGCTGCTATTGCTAATGCTATTGATGACTTACCTGCACCTGGGGTGCCTGCAATCATTGTGATTTCTGCACGGCGCAGAATAATTCCTGCTCGTTCAAACGCCGCAAAAGCGGGTGGCAATGGTTCGCCACCCACCTCTGCTTTGTTGATGCTACGTTTTAATGTACGCATTTACTTTACCTGGTCTGGAACAAATGTATTCCAGTCTGGTGTACCCACTCTCGCATAGACATTTTTGCATTTATCCAATGCACCTTTTTGTGCTGCACAGAAATAACCACGGTACATCTTGCCGTCTTTACCTGTTCCCTGGATTGCTGTCATCTTTCCGTGTGGACAATTGCGTCCACCACCGATTGATGGTGATGATGTAGTTGCCCAACCTTCTGGTGTTGGTTGAGTCTCTACGATACTAGCGCCCAGACTTGCTGCTACCTGTGCTGATGACATAGGTGCTGGGCTAGAGTAGTTTTTTGATGCTGATTCTAGTTCCATTACTGCAGACTTAATTGATTCCAATGCCTCTGCTACTAGGTTATCAAGTTGGTTTCCTGTTTCGGCACGGACTGTAATTAAACTACCTGCTGTTGACTTTACTGTGATACTGATTGGTGCTTCTGTTGAAGACACTATCTTCTCCTTACTCTAGTGGTGTAACGAGACCTTTCTTGTCTCGCCATTGTCTTACCTTCATTGCAAATTGTACTCCCTTCCAGCCTTCTGCTATGTCTATCCAAACTAATTTGCATAGACCAGTTCCTGCTGGTAAGTGAATGATAATTGCTTTTTCCTTGTTGACTTCTCCCCAACTACCACGGGTTGCCGTCTGCACATCATAAGGCAACCCGTTAGCATAGATTGCTAACTGGATTGCTATATTATTTGGATGGTCTATACGACCTGTCTTTATATCTGCAATGAATTTTTCACCTTTATATTCAACAAGTCTGTCTGGTGTGCCAGCAATCTTAAATTTATCTAGCACACAGAATTGTTCTATAAAGATTTTATTTAGTTGCTTTGTTGTTTCTTCATAGGCTCGGATGTCCCCTGCCCACTCGTCTGGAATAGGTCCAAGTTCCTGTCCCAAATCTAGTT